CTCCGCATCGTCTAATACTTTGTGCCTGAAGGCGTTGAGAAAGTGGACAGTTACCGGGTGTTCGGACCAATCACTAAATTGTTCCGGTGAGAGAGGACTTGACGAGAGTAGGGATTCCATCTCGTCTATCAGGGTTTGTTGCATTTGCAGCATTGGTTAGCGCTCCTATGGCGTCGGTTTTTGCCTTTATGGCGTCTAGCTTAGTGGTGAATACACCTATGTCATTCTTGACATCTTCTGTTTCTGCTTTTTCGAGCGTCAAAATAATGTCAGCCTTAAGCTGTTCTATCTCATCGCCCAACTTAGCGGCACTTGCGCGCGTGTCTTGTCTTACCTTCTCGGCTTCGGCTCTGGTCTTGTCGTTCTTGGCTTCGCTTTCTTTGTCTAAGCGAGTGAATTCACGCTCCAACAACGCAGCCTGACGTTGTGCATTATCTAATTGCTGTTTAGCCAACTCATTGGCCTGCTGTTGCTTCTCGGTCTGAGCCTTAACTAGCTGCTCTTCTTCTGGTGTCATCTGCCCCGGATCATCGGGGAATACCTGCGATGCTAACTCTGAGTTAATCGCATTGGCCCACGCTTTGATAATGGGCATACCCTGACCACCGGCTTGGATAATCGTAGGCAATTGACTCATGAAAGACTCAGCAGTCTGCACTCTTTGTGCCTTGCTGGACATTTCAGGGTCGGCCGTTGGGATGATATCCATAAGTTGAGAGTTAAAGTCAGTCTCAAAGTTGGCCTTCTCATCATCCAAAACGTTCTGGTATTCAGCGGGGTCCAGTGTGCGCTGGTCGATGTGGAATAGTATCTGGAACTCGTCAGACATCGCCTGTATGACGTTATCCATCAGGGCAGACAATGTTAGCAATGATTCGTGAATGATCGCTAACGCCGTTGTGGGGGCTGTCTGTGCGGTTATCTGGCCATCCAGGTCGGTTGATGCAACCAAGCTGCGCCCTTCCGCCTCCATTTTCTCGTTAAGCTGGAATAGAGTCTGGCTTGGCTCTTTGAATAGGTGTGGTCGGATGCTGTTTTGTAGCTGTGCCGCCTCAATGTTGGTCGATATATATTGACCCGGCCGCATACTGATTGGCCCCATCTTCTTACGCGCACCCTTAGCCAAGAATCCACCCTGAAGATTAGCCAAGTGGCCAGCGTTCAACAGCTGATTGGTGGTGGTGTTTATCGCCATTGTCAGTGCGCCCAACAGATGGAAATAGCCCAAATCTAACAGCGTGCCATCGAATGAAGGGATTAGACCGTACTTAACAACGTCTTGAATCGCTTCAATTCTAACCAATTCGAACTCTGAAAAGTCTACCTCTTCAGGTATTTCAATCTTCTGTTCGGCAAGGTCATCAGCTCGAAGCGATACCGCCTCGGGCAGTGTCATTATCTTGTCTTTGTACTCAACGAAGATAGATTGCTCGTCGTATCTGGCAACAATGCGCGCAACTAGGCCGCTCTTCTCGTGTACTGTAATAACATAGGGCTCAGCGTATCCATCACCATCAAGATCGATGTTAGACCGCTGCTCGAACCAGCGCTCTTCGTTATCTTCTGCTTCAGTTGAATCTGTTTGCTCGTTGGAGCCTGTGTCGCTGGCGTTCTCACCCTCGGCTGGGTCCATGTAATATTCTTGATCAAGCCATAGTTCAGCGTCGACGCGCTCGGTTACTTGGTTACGACTAAACGCCAGGGTTTGAGTGAATGATCGGGCTTCCTCTAAAGACTCAGCGCCTTGAGATACTGCGAAGTTGGGGTATTGGATTAGGTGCGTAGTAGGTCGGCCAAACAGTGGATCAAATACACACTTCTTGAACACCGTGCCGTAGCTTGGCAGCGAGTAAAATAGCTTCTTCTGCTTCCTGCGCCAGTCTTTAATCTGGTGATTGACTTGGTAGTTCATGAACGTGGTTACACGCTCGGCTGCTTCTTTCTTCTGGTTTTCCGTATCCTTACCGATGATATCAGCCTTAACCAAATTCTTAGGCCGCAACACCTCAAGGCTTGCACGGTTGGCAAAGTCTAGGCTGGCTTGCATCATCATTGGAGAGTGGAAGTTAGCCGCACCCTCCCAAGGTGTGGACTTGGATGCCTTGGTAGGCTTCATCAGGTCAACGCCAAGCTCGGAAAACTCTACCCACTCGGTCATTGAGTCCCAGTCTTGTTCGTACCACTCGCAGACGTTCTGGCCGATAAGACTTAGCTTATTGTCGCCGTCGTCCTCTTTCTGGATAGACTCGGCTATGTTTGGGTTGTCGATGAAGCTTACGAGTTTATTTAGCGACATTCTCTTGCTCTTCGTATCTAACTAGTTGAGGCTCATGATTCTTGATGGTCGCTGGCGATTCCCAAATAAAACCCTCAGTTCCATGCTCTTGGTATTTCATCTTATCTAAAGCATCCGAAAGCCTATGGTTCTCACGCCGTAGCATCTCATTCTCTTCCTTGATAAAGGTCCGTTGCAGCTCCTTGGCAACATGCACGCCGGTTTCGTCGGAGGGGAACCCGGTCTCTCTTGACTGGACTATGCCCAACGATGAGCACATTTCTTTAATATCTTTAGGCCATGGCACAAACTGCTGGTTATCACAAAAGTGTTCTTCGAGGTACAAGTGCACCACCTTGCGCACCTCGGCCTGGGTTAGTGCTGAGTCATCACCAAGTAAGGAGTAGTGCATTAAGGTGTTACGAGTTATTGACATTAAGCTTCTCTCTCGCTCCAGTCTATGGGCGCTGGTTTAGCTTTGTAGGCACCTTCAAACCCTTCATTTAATGCCTCGGCGAGACTTAGCCAGTATTCTTCAGTGCTAGGCTTACTAACAAGCGCAAACCCGGTCATGTTCGGGTCGTTCTCAATATCATGCGCGGATTTGGTTTCTCTGATGTCAGTCATTACCCACCCATTGCATCGTATTCAACGAATTCATCTTCGCCCCACTCATCATCGTCACTATCGGTAACATAACCGCCAACAAAGCCCAATGCAAGATACTGCTCAGCGTCTGAGGTGTGAGAATACTTGTTTTTGTCGGGCTTGTCTCTGTACTTCTCCTCGGCTCCAGCCACCGCAACACGCTTGTAACAATAGCTGCCGTTCTTTGCTTTGCGTAATAGGCTGCACACTTTGTTTAGGAGGTATCCAGGCTCACCGCCTACCATCTTGTTTAGGAATCGTGTTACCGCATCGATACGTTTAGTAATGTCGTTGGTTGGGGCTGGCTCAGTACTAAAGCCCATGTCTAAAGGCTCGTCGCCGTCGTTGATATAATCATCATTCAATATACCAATAGCGCTCTTGCCCTCACCCTCACCCCGGGCGTTACCCGATGGATCGCCAAGGCTAAAGCCTATCTCGTACTCGCTGAAATGCTGCTGAATAAATGGCTTAACGACATCCCTGGCAAATGTCCGAACGTCCATATCCTCAGACCATAGCTCGGCCACCATTCTCATCTGCCCAGTGTCAGTTAATTGACCGAACACGCAAGCCGGAGTTAACCCAAAGTCCCAACCAAGACACAGCGGCAGGTCTTTAATTGCCTTGACGTATTCTTTCGGGCAGTGAATGGCATCGTTATAGCTGGGGAATACCGGTTTACCCTCTTTGATAGCGCCGTAATTACCTAGCACCATTACATTGATATGGTCTTGAGTGTTGCCCGCTATCATGTCGAGATAGTACTGATATCCACCAGGCAAGTGGGCTATGTTCTCGGCTTCGGGGTTGGGTATGTACTCGCCATCGACAAGGAACAAAGGCGGAGGCCCGTCGAAGAAATCAAATATTCTCGCGACTTCACGCTTGGCTATGTCCTTATCCTTGGCCTTTCTTAAGCAACCCTCCTCGGCTAGCTGATACCACCAATGGTCGTCTTCTGGCGGGTTGGTGTCCATTAGTAGGGCTTTACGCCGACAAGGGGCATAACTGCCATCATCATTGCGCGGTCCCTCGTAGATTAACTCACCGCTTGGGCTGTGGATATCTTCGTAGCCATCAATCACAGCAGGATAACGTCCTATTCTCTCCCTCGCTGCCTTGACGACTGAAAAGGGTAATTCTCTAGCCTCGTTCAGGAATACCCACGTAGTCTCAAGAGATAGCATCTTCTTAACGTCGCGGTCTTTGTCCATCGCAAGGAAGTAGACTTCTAACTCTATGATCGTGCCATCGGCCAGGGTTTGCTTTAAGTCCGCCCTAATGATTGGGCTCATTGTGATTGGGCATATTTCTTCAGGTATCCACTGCTTCCAGGTGTTGAGAGTGGTGGTTCTTAGCTCTGGGTTGGTGTTACGAACGATAACCCCTCGGCTCTTACGTATGCCCTCACTGTTAGGCCACTGCTCCATTGATATCTTGAGAGCGTCCTGAATGCAGCATACAGACTTACCGTTGCCCACCGGCCCCTTGAACCCGCGAACAGTCTTATCTGAGGCGTGGAGCTCTGCCGCTGTGGGTGATGCGATGTATTTAATCTTTCGCACTCTCAGCCCTCATGGCTCTTGCCAGCCTTTTTGCCCCTTTCTTTTGCGCCTCGCTGGGCTCAACCTCCTCCAATGTAACGCCATCCAAAGACCTGCCACCCAATAAGCCGCCTGTTACTAAATGATGGAGAACATCAATTGCCCTATCTTCTGGTACGACTTTGAGAGCGTAGCCCTCTGAATAAACGGTCTCTTTGTATTTCATACTATTCCCCCTTTGGCTTACCGCCGTAGTGCATCTCGAATGTCAAACCCTCAACATCAGCATTCAAATCAATCTCGACTGACTTAAGCTTGGGCTCTGTGTACTCGGCTATTCGCGCCCATTCAGAATTGGCAATGCGCAGAGCCTTGCCCCTATTGTTAGCTATGGCCGTTATCCTTTCGGAGTCATGGTCTTCGCCTTCTTCTGGCTCGGGTATCTCGATTGCTTCAGCCCTATCCTGCAATTCCTTGCAGTTAGCGGCTATATTCATGATGGGATGGAAGTCTTCGCCGTACATTTTCTGTAGGCGATTAAGAAGGAACTTTTTGTTTCTGTTGGGGCTGCCTGCTCTGCTGGGCATATTCTATCCTACACTTTGTCGTCAACTATTTGACTTGCTTGTGTTTACCGTGTCAACTATTTGGCGGTTATAGCGTATTAATACCTGCTAATAGGGCGGGCCTAACGCATCCCTCGCTTACAGTCTCATCAACTCCACGCCAATCTGCATAGGCTTGAAGCTGCTTAAGATAAAACTCATTGCTCATCTCTGCATCGTCGGGGTGAATAGCATGCCCCTCCGCCTTAATGTGACACATCCCAAACCCATTCATATTAACCTCTAAGGTTATTTACTATTTGCGCTTCTTGCGCTTTCCTGCCTTGCTTAAGGCAATCGCTTTGGCCCGGGCTGGCTTCTTTCCAGCCCGTATTTCTGTCGCTATGTTAGCCGATATAACCTTTTTTGACTTCCCTTTTTTAATGGCACGTTAATTACCTCACAATACCTCTGACAATACCGCCTGTAATGTCTCGCACGAGATCTCTAACAATGCCTCCACCTGAAACTATGCCTGATTGGTTAATAGTTAATTGTAATATTGTCCAGTTTTTGGTGGATGGTGAATAATATAAAAATAGTCCTGTTTCAGTTTGGTCGGAATCGGTTGAAAATGTACCGTCTGCGTTATAAGTAATATTCATGCCATTTAATATATCCGGACCTACCATTTGGTGATTGTCTTCCACTACAACCAAGTCAGTTCCAAATAATGATATTCCTGGCGTTGTATCAGCCGTTACTATCATAGTTTGAACGACGGTAAGTCCTGATGCGGCGCTAACATCAACCGCGCTTGTGACGGCTGGATTTACCCCATCATCAGCTTCAAATTCTAATACATAATGCGTTATTGCTGGAGCTGCAACATCAACAGCGCTGTACCCTACGCCTGATTGCGCAGCACCGCCCGCGCCAATAGTACGTAAATCATGCTCGCCTGTATCCGTAGGGTTAATCGTCAGTGTTAGTCCGTCTCCAGGCTGGGCCGTAATGGTTTGAGTTCGGCTACTGCTGCTAGTGGTGCTAATGACTGAAGCCGTTGTCACTGTATTAAGTGCGGTGCCAGTCCATATGGTAGAACCGCCGCTAGTTGCCGTAGCTGGGCCTGTAAGTGTAAGCACGTCCGTTACTGTGTATGGTATTGGATTGAGTGGCTTTAATAGCTCGGTGTAAGCATTTTCAGCCAGTAATATCGCTTCCGATTCTGTGTAGCCAACTTCTGAAAATGCTAAAAATCCACTATCACCACTATAAAATACTGAGCCTCGCAAACCGGCTTGCAGTGACTGAGAGCTAGAGATAGTGCCGATAGCCGTTTGAGTTGCCGAGCTGCTGAAAACCTTTCCGGTCTCATCGACTGCTACGATTGAGTGAACTTCGCTCATGCGCGTATAAACAACCATATGCCATAGGCTTGCGTCATCAACAATAAGATTGGCTGTCTGAATATCGACTATTGAGCCGTCCGATCTACCCCGTATAACCCCGCCACTGGTATCGCTTGTTAAAATTTCGATACCTTCTGCGGAAGAACTGCTGCGCGAAGATGCCGGAAACCCGCCGCCTGCTTGCGCAAAATCTCTGATTAGTTGAATTAAGGTAAAATCGTTAACGCCGGCAGGGGTAAATCCATAATCGATATTATCGGTTGTGCCGTTGAAATCTACGTACTGGCCAGCAAAACCGTCATCTTTCCACGCAAGTAAATCAGTAGTGGTATTTATTCGATTTCCAGCAATATCGATATTATCGCCTTGGAATACATCAACAAGCTCTAGATTCTCGGTAAAAATGCTAGATTTATTGATTTTAACTGGACCATTTGGCTTCCTGCCATATTCCCAGCGGCGGGCCTGCCTAGCCATTACTGAGACTCATCAATAATGGGCGTAATAACGATAGCGCTTTCAATATCATCTGTACCGCATAAAGTGGCCGAACTGTTATTAACCACGATTAATTGGCCATATCGCTCTTGCGGCGAGAACTCACCCACTTTAGCCATCTGCACACCTACCAAATCAGTGGTTGTGAGAGTACCGATAAACTGCATTTGCCGCACAGATTCAGCGACTGTGCCGCCGCCGTCACCCGTATAGGCACCGTCGACACCGTCTGGGCTGCCTGGGTTGCCATCTGATGCTGTTGCATTATTGGAAGGGGACCAATAAAAAGACACCTTCCCACCAGCCGTCACTGCTGCAAACCATTCAATCGCTGCTACAACAGAGAATGCATTGGCTCTAGTGGCTCCAAGATCTACCTTGTCAGAATTCTTTGCAGCCGCCGCCGCAATACTTGATAGCGTCAAATCTACGGTAGTTGATCCTGCTGGATCGATATCGTTTACCGCTGTCGGTGAATATGATGCTAACTTAAACGCAAGCGCTGTGCCTTGTTTGACTAAAATTTCTGTTGCCATAGTTTAAACTCCTATGGGATTGCGACTGTAAATGATGGGGTTATATTACCTTGTGCGTCGATTAAATACAGGTATGCATTGCCTGTGGTAAAAGAGCCTAAATTTAGGGTGAATGTAACAGAGGTAGATGACCATGCAGTAATTGGCTGTGCTTCAAATATAACTGATGATGCATAGGTTGATGCGTCACCAAGTACCACCCTTGCCAAAGTATTATCAACATAGATATTTGTCATATCCCACGTAATTGGAAACGGAGATACGCCGCCAGAATCCCAGCCAACGCTACAGACAAGGGATCAATGGAGAGCCTTGTCTTTGCGGCAAAAACTAATCAAGTTTACGTTAGTTGGTTTTTCAAGAGTGACACTGATTTTGTAACAACTCCCGGCATTCATTCTAGCAAATTCATACGGACAAGTGATTCTTTAGACTTAACGAATAAAACCCTATCCTGGACCCAGGAACAATTAATTATATTTGATAACCCAGACTTTGATTTTGTGGGATTTGGTGAGCTAGGCGGCCCAGGAAATGTCGATAAGTGGCTGTTCATGGAGCACATTGTCGATTATGCGAGCCGCACGGTCTCTGTAAGGGCGGATAATACCGAAATAATCGGCGGCTCTATATCTCCGAGCACGCTGCAATTTGATGAAGTTTGGAAAATTGGCTGGGATTCTGGCGGCGTATCTCCGTTTCCAATTACGTGGGATATGACAAATATCTATGTTGATAATACTTTGGCAAGGGTGGTACTTGGTGAC